CATAAAAAAACCGCTTTCGCGGCCTTTGTTGATTTGTGGGCTAGCACCCTTCAGTTGTCTCTCGTCCAGCGTGCCAATCACCCTCGAACACATGCCGGATCTCGTGGGTGGCGCACGCCGGGTACAGGTCACGGCGTATCTCGACCACGCACACGCCATTGGCGCAGCGGGACAGACCCAGCGCGTCGTAGCCTGGTCGGTAGTCGATGGCATCGACCAGGCGGATATGCACCAAGGCCTCGGTGCGCTCGATCTGTGCCGGGGTCTGGTCGCAGCCTGCCAGTAGCAGGGCTGCGAGGATCAGTGCTCTCATCCGAACACCCGCCACGGCGTCCTCGGCTCGTGCACCGTCACACTCTCCGGCCACTCGACAGGCTCGGCGGAGCGGACGTTGACGTGCCAGCCAGCCAGCGCCACAGGCTCGATTTCCGGGTCGGCGGGCTGCTCGTACCAGGTGCCGATCACGTCGATGACATGGCCCTCGGTTGGGTTGCCTTCGTCATCCGTCACGCCAGCCTTGATCAGGGCGGCGGTCATGGTGGGTTCGTCGGCTGTTTGCAGGTAGTAGTCGATCATGCGCTAGCCTCCGCCAGTGTCAGTCTGCGCGGGTAATAGCGCAGCGCCCTGCAATGAGCGTTCGCCCACTGCGTCGCGGAGCGCATCAGTCGCAAGCTATCTGCGAAAGTCAGAGGCGGCCCCGCAACGAATGCGCCACCGTTCTGGCTCACGTAGCTGCCGGTTGCGTCGTATGCCAGTACCGTTTTGCCTGCGCCAGCAGAGGATGCAAGTAGGTAGCTGCCACTGGAGAGCAACGGCTTACCTGATACTGCATTGTGCTCGATGATGAATGTGCCTACTTGACTGTTGAACCAGTTGCCGGCAAGCGGTATTTCAGCATTTGACGCCGCTCGCGTTACCTGCGAACCCTGTGTTGGTATGTAACTTGATCCCATTTCTTTCCCCTATTTGATATAATGAAGAAACAACCATCCTCGGATTGAAGAATGAGCAAGTACGGGATCCTTATATGCCCAGGTTGCGGCAGCAGCATCAGCAAAACATCCCCAAACATGAAGCGCTGCAAGCCTTGCGCACTCGCTGCACACGGCCAAACGGGCAATGGCTTCTCTCTGCGCAACTGCGTCATGTGCGGATCTAAGTACAAGCCGACCGGCAGTCATCAGAAAGCATGCGTAGGCTGTACAGACAAGTTCAGACGCCAGCAAAACAGTGAGGCTCTTGCCAAGCTCCGCAGGGCAGCAGGTGCCAAGCAAGTCGGCTCAATAGTCCAGTGCGAAAGCTGTGGTGGCGACTTCCTGTATTCGAGCGGGCCGCAAACGAGATGCAAGGCATGCCAATCTGCCGCAGAGATCGCCAGCATTAGGAAGTGGTTCTCCGAGAACCCAGAAAAGTTTGCTCAATACAAAGCGGCCGCCAAGGACAACTTCATGTTTGACGGAAACCGCAAGCTTGCACTTGAGCGCGACCGGCACACATGCCAGCGCTGCGGTCAGACCAATGACCTGCATGTTCACCATATTGACGGGAATGGCGTGACTACACCCAGAGAGCTTAGGAACAACGCTCTCGACAATCTGATAACACTTTGCCGTGGATGCCATACAAAAACCCATCATGAGATGCGGCGTTAGGGGAAGGAGCCTACTTCGAGTTGGGCGCCCCATACGAACAGGCTGTCCCCAACTTCACCATTGGCGATCCCGGTAGGACTTGACGTGACGCCCACCTTGAATCGGTTGGAACCCGTAACGGTCGGGGTCCACGTCCAGATGCAGCGGAACCAGCCATTGCCGACCGTTACCACTGATGCCGAAACAGTGGAATGCGCGAAAGTAACCTCTCCTGTTTGCAAATCGTAGATTGCAGGGTAGTCACCGCCCACATCATACAGACTGAGGAACAAATAACGCTCGGTTCCGGCCTTGGCATAAACCGACCCGGTGATAGGAACGCCACTTGTATATCCCGACGAGCCGACTGGCACTTCAAGTCGGGCCTGGCCCGCAACGACGACTTTCAGTTGGGACGCACGCCCCAGGCCATCCGGCGAAATGGCCGCGTAGTGGGTGAGTTCGATCATTGAGCCGACATTAGACCAGCCGCCGCCCGTGAAACGCTCGCTGTAAGCGGCGAGATTCGTCCGCTGCTCCTCGATCAGCAGCCCCTTGGCTTCCCCTGTAACAGGGTCGAAGTCGAGACGAGGCTGATTGGCAGGGAGCCATTCGTATTGGCCCTGGGCGTTGAAGCGACCGCCACCGGAGGCGCGGGTGAAGGTGATTAGGTCGGAGAAGGCTCGCGGCGAAAGGTCCAGCCCTATGCCTTGCGCGACAGCATATTGCAGGGAGGCAAAGTCCAGATTTAACGTAGGCGATTTGCCGTCGTATCCGGCATGAGCTTCTTCCGACACGCTGCGATTTCCGCCTTTGACGTAAGCTGCGACACGGTAATACCGGCGTTGGTCGAATATGCCGCCGAAGTCCTCATCGATCACCACAGAGCTGTTGCGGCCAAGATCCTTGTAGGGCTTCGGCAGGTTGCGCGGGTCCATGGGCGCATCGGAGCGGTAAACATGGAAACCGGACTCGTGTTCGGAGTTGTCCCGGAACGAGAGCTTAAGCGCCATTAAATAATCTCCAGACTCAAGGCAGACGGGGCCGGCACGGTCAGAATGGGCTCATCCTGCGCAAGCGGGTCGCCCGAAAGCTCAATCAGCAATTGCTCGTTATTCACGTCGATAACGCTGGCCTGCACTGATATGCGGCGCTCTCTCGGCTCCAGGGTGAGCGAGAACGAGCTGATTCCGATGATGCCCGGCGTAGTGATGATTCGGCGCTTGAGCGCGGCCTCCGCGAAGTCCTGCCGCGTCTTGCCGAGCACACCCTCGAACCACGGGGTTCCGTCAGTGGCATCTAGGAAATACTCACCGAGAAACATGCGCAGTCGGCGAATGACGCTTTGCCTAGTCGCCTCTTTTCCTCTCGCGAAATGTTCTCCGCTGGTCACGATATCGCCGTCTTGAAAGTTGCGGATCATTGCGGGCCTCCTGACGACCCGGTGCCGGGCTGAACGTCTTTATGCGTATGCGTGCTGCCCACGTTCACGCCGTTGTTTGTCAGCGCGCCCTCTGTTGCCACGTCGGCGGTCACGGTCACAGTGGAAGCTGTTTGCGTGATGCTGTCCGCATCCATCTCGATAACCGCCGCCTTCAAGCTGATCTTGCCGGGCGTGAGGTGCAGCCGGGTCGCGCCGTCGTAGCTGGAAAGGCCGATGCCCTCATTGACGAAACCAGGAATGATGCGCGGCGTTGAGCGAATGCCCGGGACAAAGTAGGCATCCTCAGCCGAGAACATCCGCAGCTCGTGCGGCGCAACCGGCCCGCCCTGGTCGTTCCAAGTGTCGACGGCGCGCTGGCTGAAATGAATCAGCCCCTCGGTGCCCGGCTTGATCTGGTGCCAGCAGTACCACTCGCCATCGCCCGCGAACTGAACGCGCACATTGTCAATCACCGGGATGGTGCGAAACACGCCGTTGATGCGCTTTTGAATGCCGCACTCGACTTGCGCCATCTGCGAGCTAGGGTCGAACGAGACCACCTTGCCTGGCAGGCAGATCATCAAGCCGCGCAGGCGGGAGGTTATGGCGTCGTTCACCAGGTCATTGAACGGGCTGATGCTCGATTCGCTCATTCTCGAATGCCCTCGATCGACGTGTCCCAGGCAGAGCCGTAGAAATCGCCCTGATGCTTGACGTTAAGCACGCTGTAAATGCCGCTCCCGCCAGTCGGATCGATCTGCATCATGTCGGCGGTGTAGACCTGGCTGAACGCGAAGTTTCTAGTCTCTGCCTGTATGTCCACCCGATCACCTGGCGCAATGGCGGGATCGAGCTTCTTGGTGACCTCAATCGCCTGCAGCAGGATTTGCGGAGAGCCCACCATGCCTGTATCTGCGCTGATCAGGTGCGGCGGAGCGTCACGCTTAGCTAGCGTCCCGTCCGGCCCCTTGCGAATGACGGTCAGCCTATTGGCACTCATCGTCCAAACGAAGCCATGCAGCTCTGCCAGTTCGTTCATGCAGGAAACAGACGATGTGCACATGCTGCGCCCTTTGAAGGCGCGCGGCAGGTCGGAGAAGTCGCCGATAAATTCAACCGGCAGTAACAACGACTCAGCGACCTCGCGAATGATGTCGATCTGCGGTGTGTTGGCGCCCCATGACTTACTCACAAACGCGCCGGCTTGCGCCCCGCCAGCCGTGCGTGCATAGAACTTGATGTACTTGTCGACCCCTTCCACGCCGATCTCCATGTTGATGATGTCACCGAGGAAGATCAGGCCCGGCTGCTCGCCGTAGCCTGCCGAGAGGCTGATACGGTCGAATTTGTTGTAGATGGCGCGACGCGACCGGCTTGACGCTCCGTACAGCGTGACCTCTGCAAGACTCCCCTCGCTGCCGTACTTGTTGTCGACGCTGAACCGAATCTGCATCGGCGGCTCATACACCAGCTCGTCATCACCCTCTTTAAGGGTCAGCCGATAGTTGCGCCCGAGCAATCTACTCATCTTCGTACCACCGGAGCTTGTTGGTTATGCCCAGGTTGCGGATTGTTGGCGCCTCGCCTTCCAGCACAACGCGCCCAAGGCCCACATTCAGGCCGGCGAGCAGGTTAATGCTTGGGTGAAGGCCACGACCAAGCGCGATAGGTGTTCCGTCCGCACGGCGCATGTCGACGGTGAAGTAACTGTGCCGGGTCGACCAGCGCAGACGGAACTGAACGTAGGTGCCGCCGAGCGTCACGCTAAACCGCTGAAAGGCATCGCCAGCACGCAGTGGGATGGTTTTCATTGCAGGCCCACCTCTCCCAGGTTGTTCTCGGTCTGCGCCTGCGTGCTGGCCGTGTCGTCCGCTGGAAGGCGGGAATTGACGATCGCCTGGTTGGCCAGGCTGTCGACGACGATCAACTTGCGCATCTCGACGACCAGTTCCAGTCCGCCCTCGTTTTGCTTGGTGACCTGCACGCGGGTGTTAGTAATGAGCACGTTGTCGTAGGAGTCTTTCGCCCCCACGACCGTTATCAGCTCATGCGCCGACTGCAGCGCCCGGACAGCCTTGATCATCTTACCTGAGCGCGTTTCGGCGCCGCCTGCAAGCTCGGTAAGGACAGAGCCGGCAATGCCGACAGCAGCAGCCGCAGCGCCTCCCAGCGTGCCGATGATCGCGCCGGCCGCCGTACCCACCGCAGCGCCGGCAATGCCGGAGAACTGACCAGTCGTTTCAGCCAGCGCAGCCTTGATTGGATTGTCGGAGAGCGCCACGGTCATCATCAGCCGAAGCGGCCGGTCAATCGCGTGGTCGTTGCCGATGGCGCCTGTCTCGATCGGATATTCCGTCACGTCGGTGACCAGTTCACTCGATTCCTCGAGCAAAGCGTCGAAGAACAGTCCGCCGATCTCCGGACGCGACCGGCTGAAAATGCCGACTAGAGACATTGGCTTGATTCCTATTCGACGTTGTTCGGGATGCCATCGCGGCTGACTTGTACGGCGTTGCTCAGCTCGGCACGAAAGACCTTGCGGGCAGCCGCTTCCACTGCGCCGGGGTCAGTCGCGCCCCGGGCATCGATGCTGTAATAGTTGATTGTTCCCCCTTGCTCGCTAGGCGCGGAGCCCGACATTGACGGCGGACTGGCAGTCGCGGCGCTAACGTAGGCAGGAACCTCATGAGCCATCTTCGCTCGCTCTATTATCGACGGGACGTACGCTTGCGTCTCGCCAGGCATCGCTGACAGCCAGTTGGCGCCGTGGCTGGCAACTGCATTCTTCACCGCGCCAGGACCTGCGTTATAAGCCGCCAGCGCCTTCTGCGTGTCGCCGTCGAACTCCTTCATCATCGCGGCGAGGTATTCCCGGCCGAAGCGCAAGTACTCCTCGCGCGATTCGTTGGTCAGCGGGCGAACACCGTAGCCAGGATCACGGCCGGTGGCCGGCATGACCTGCGTAACGCCTCGCGCGCCCTTTGGCGAGCTGAGCAACATGCTTCCGTCGCCGTAGTGCCGGCCGCCAGATTCCTGCTGGATCAGTGCGTCGAAGATGGCGTTATTGGAAAGCGGGCCAGAGGGGCGTCGCCCAGCGGATGGCGACGAAGACTCAGCGGGGAGGCCGAGCAGATTTCGCAGAAATGCGAACTCCATGCCCATGCCCGGCTTGTTAGCCTGCTTAAGACCTCCCCAAAGCCTGTTAAGCAAGCCCTCTTTCTCATATGGGTCTTTTGCCAGCTCGAGCAGCAGTGCGCCCCCGGGGTTCTGGACAATATCTATGCCTTTCTGGATGCTTGCGCGGTTCTGAGCCGTCCATTCCGCCGCGCTGGTGATCCAGTCTGCCATCCCCGGCAGCAGCTCGTTGGCAATCATGTCCTTCAACGACCGCACGACCCGGCCAGCGTCAGTCATGGCGTCGTTGAACGCAGCTGCGTTCTTGGTGATTTCTTCAGTGACCAGCCCAAGCTCTTCGGCGCGCTTGAACTCTGCCTGCATGCCACCGTAGTCGGCCAGCATGTTTCGGGCGAAGGGATTGTTGATCCCAAGGGATTCAGCAATGCGGTTCCGCTCATCCCGGTCTTTGATGCTACTGAGCCCGCGGGAGATGAAGTCGATCGTCTCCTCGACGCTCATGTTCTCCTGCTGGATGCGCTGCGGATTGAAGCCCATCGAAGTAAAGGAGCGCTGCGCAAGCTCTCCCCACTTTGCGGCCTCGCGGAGGTTGTTGGCTACGTCTATGAGCCCGCGGGAGTCAGCCTCAGTTCCCCCGAATTTCTCCATCGCATGGCGGAGCTTGTCAGCAAACTGGATGCTAACCCCGGCATCCTTTGCCCACTTCCCGAGCTGGTCGCGCGCGGCAGCAACGCCAACCGTGAGGTCATGAAACCCCATGCCGCCACCGATGATGGCGCCAAGCTTGAGGGCGGCACTGCGCAGCCCGGCGAACTGGTTGTTGGCCTCTTTGAAGCCTTTTGCGTCAGTTTCCAGGCCGAGCTTAACCAGCAGTTCGTCGATTGTTTCGGCCATGGGGGCTTCCTAAATCATGGGCAATAAAAAACCCGCCGAAGCGGGTTCTATCTCAGTCGAAGCGCAGTCTTTGCGGCGTGGCGTCAGGGCAGGAAACCGCCAAGCATCACGGTAGCCAAAGTGAAAACAACCGCCAGGATGATTGCAGCAGGTATCGCGGCCAGCGCAGCCTTGATCATGAAGACCACAAGCGAATCGAAGCTCATCTTGAAGTCAACAACCACGACCTTAGTTAGAGGCTCAGCCGCTTGGCGCTGCCTCTGGTCGGCTTCGATGGCCTTAACTGCACCCTTGGGGAGCGGCTCTTTGCGATCCCAGTTCGGCGGCTCTTTCTCAGCTGGCGTCATTCTTCATCCCCATCCAATGGCGGCAACAACATCGGCATGTGCTTGTCGCGTATGTAGTCGTCCAGATGCCCGAGCATGACCAGCTCGCGCCAGAAGGCGACGGCTTCGTTATGCGATGCGATCTGCAGGCCTGATCCGTTCGCCTTGAGTTTCATCGGGCGACAGGGGACGCCATCACTCGGTCGCATCTCGTGGACGCGGCTGTAGATGGCCTCCCCTTTCTCGTCGATGAGTTCGTAGCTGACGCGGATCTTCTTCATCGCGGAAGAATAGCCCAGCGCTAGGGGTTATTGCGAGCGCACTCGACCTGATGCTCTATCTCGTCCATCACGCAGTGCATCATCTGCACGTCGGCCAGGTCGTAGGTTCCGTCGAGCATGTCCGACCACTTTGCCAGCGGTGGGCAGGTCGCCCCCAGGCCCGCGCACGGGCGCCAGAGGAACCAGTCCACAAACGGGTTTAGTGGCTCTGCTCCGCCGAGCTTTCGACGGTTGCTTTGCGGAGCTGCCAGAAAGGGCTGAGGTTTTCCACCAGCGCCCGACCGACCAGCAGATAGAAGTCCTGCGGGGCGTCTTGGAACAGGTTTTCGCCGACCGGCACGTTGTCGGCAGCGCGAACCACTAGATCCTCCTTGCCCGACACAAAGCAGAGCTTGCGCAGGGTAGTGAAGTCGTCCGGGTGAATCTGCGTCAGCGCGACCACGAGAGCCATGTCGGACGCGCCCTCTTGCAGTGAGACAATCAAGCCCGTCCGCCCCGCAATGTGCAGCATCTCGATTTGCGCCTTGGCCGGAGCCGTGGAGCCCTTGAACTCCACACCTCCAGCTTCAACGGTGAATGAGCGAGCCATTTTTAGACCTCTTCGCTATCCGCGAACTCGAATACAAGCGTCTCATCCGACACGCTTGACTTGCCAGCGCGCCCCATCGTGCCGCGGGTAACCAGCACGCCATCGAAGCCGGCGACCATCTCAACGGTGCCAGACTGGCGGAAGCTGAAGGTTGCGTCGACGCCGGACTTCTCAGCGGCAAGGATCTGGCGCACCTGATCAGAGCCTGGCATCAGGTTGATGGTCAGGCGCTTGGGTCGGGTCTGGTTGTCCAGGCGAACCGAAGTCCGGCCGATTCCGCGTTTCAGCGTGGAGCGCTGCTCGATATCTTCGATGGTGATGGCCGGGTCGGAATCGCCGAAGTCATCGATCGGGATGCCGAACACGGTCAGGTTGGCGCCATCGGCACCGTAGCGATACATAGCCATGTGTCAGGCTCCTTTATTCGACGTTAACAGTCAGTTCTGCGACGTGACCGGCGCGGGCCAGGACGACGTAGATAGTGGTGAGCGGGAACTTGCGGGCGCGCTTGTCGGCAGCGGACAGGCTCAGCACATCCTCGGGCTTCGACATGATCACGAACCCGTAGTCGGCCACCTTGGTCACGCCGTCCATGGGGTCGATATAGGTACCGGTACCCAAGACGCCGTTGTCGAAGAACTTCTTGCAGGTCGCGCCTAGCACATCGAGCAGGCCCGCATAGCCACGAGGATCGAGGGGCCGCTTGGTGCCAGCGCCTGCGATGTAGTTGTAGCCATCGACCTGCAGGTAGTTCTTCAGCACGTCGAGGTTGATCACGTCATCGATGAACTCGCCGAAGCTGGACATCGACTTGGAGTTGATCACGCGGCTGTTGTCGGCCTGGCCGGCCAGTTCGACCTGTGTGAAGAACACGCCATTCTTAGCGGTCAGCGCGTTGTAGGCCGTGGTTGACAGGTCATCGCCCATGACGCCCGGCAGAACTTGGAACTCGCCGGTAATGGCAGTGCGCTGGCCGTTGGGGCGGAACTTGTGGAAGGCCGCAGCGAGCTGGCACATGGCGTAGGCTTGCGTCGGGTCGGTCGCGACCTGGCCGCTCGACTTGAAGCCGGCGAACATGTGTCGGTTGCCCTTGGTCTTGAGCACGGACATGATGTCAGTGGTGGACTGCGGGTCGAGGATGCCGGCTGCGCTGAAGGTTGCCCAGATCGGACGGCTATTGGCGTCACCCCAATCGCCGACTGCGAGCGAATTCGCTTCGGTGAGGTCGGACAGCTTGAGGAACTGGTGATAGCGCCAAGCCTGATCGGCAGCCTTGTTGAGCGTATCGACAATGCCTTCGTCGGTCGGGTCTTTCATCCACACGCTGAGCTGCGGCGGCTTCGGGATCTGCGCGAAGTAGCGAGTCGCAATGTGGTAGATGGGGCTGTCGGTGGCGAAGTCCTCGGCCACTTCGGCAGTGGTCGAATAGTCGCGGTATGTGTTGGCTGCAAAAGTGACCGAGGCCGCCAGGTCTGCCTGATCAGCGAATGCGAAGGCGCTGCTGAAGTTGGCATAACCCAGGCCGGACGGGCTGATGATCACATTTACGGGGATTATGGAATCGACCGGGTAGGCCATATCGTTTCTCCAGCATGTAGAAAGCAAAAACCCCAGCGGATGCCGGGGCCTGTGGTGGATTGCTTAGTAGCGTCAGGCGTCGTCCAGCGGGCTGCTGGGCTTAGTCGCCATTGATTACTTCAACCGACTCGATGGTCGGCGCCTCCACGTCGGGAAGCTCGAATTTCAGTTCAACGCTGAATCCAGCAGCGCGCAGGACGGGATAGCTGACAGCCGCCTCGATGAAGAGGTGGATATCCGCTTGGTATCGGGGTTGCAGTCCGGCCTGTAGCCTGCCGGTGAGGTTTCGGGTGTCGCTGACGAACCGCCAGCCGATCCGGTTCTCGAACAGGTACGCCGAGACAGGGTTTCGAAAGTTCGCGTTGTGCAGCCGCATAGCCGCCGTCGCAGCGCCTTCGTTGAGCACGTTCACCGAGAGGATGAACTGCATCGAGGTCAGCGCCTTCTCGTCAAAGTCCGTCCAATCTTCGAGATCGGTCGGCTCAGTGGCCGGCACCTCTACCCGCTCGCGCCGGATATGCCCGTAGGCGCGCACCGGGACCGGCAGATAGGTGGCGTACAGCCCGTTAGGCGGCGCTGCCGTCTGGTTGGCAAGAATCACCGTTTCGACGCCCGTCGCCAGCCTTACAAGCTGCTGGAAGACCGGGTAAAGCTCTTCGATGGTTTCCATCAAGCCCCCCGGTAGCGTTCGACGATGGCCTTGCAGAAGCTGCGCCACGGTCGGTTGTCGCAGTCGATGACGCGCCATTGCCGCACGGCCAGCCCGTCGCTGAACTCCAGCAGATCGGCGAACTTGCCGTCGTCGTCTGGGTACAGGTAGTTCACGCCGTCGTTGATGTGGACGACCCGAACGTCTTTGGGGTTGGACGTGCCGCCCATGCTGACGAGCAGCTCAAGCGTTTTCATGTCCGCCGCCTGGATGTTCACCCGCTTAAGCGTGATGACTTCCGGCGCGCCTGCCTGCCATGTGCCGCCCGGTCCGGTGTAGCCGCCACCAGAAGCCGGCTTGATGCGCTTCACGCCGCCCGGTATCGGGCTGTTAAACGTGCCGTCGATATGATCCTGCATGGAGAGCATGCTCAGTCCTCGACGATGAATGTGATGGATTGCCGAAGTCGCCCACTATCAGACAGGGGCTTGCTAGAGCCCTTCTTTGCTACGGTCGACGGCGCGTTTTCTGGATCAATGCCAGAGTCGATGGCCTCCACGCTGACGCGCACGCCTTGCCCGCCCAATCGCACCATCACGGCCTGCATGGTCAGCTCGCCCTTTACAACCTTCGGGATCATTGACCGGAACATCTTCACGAATTTGTCTTTGTTTTGACGCAGAGGCACGCGCAGGAACGAACGCTCAGGGATAACGATGTCATGCGCGCCGGTCACGCCGGTTTGCATGAAGCCAGTTCCGCTTTTCATAAACCTGCTCTTGCCGGCTATCGCGTCCTTTTCCGATGCGTAACCGTACGATGTGCCTCCAGGGTGCTTGATGGTGGTTCCGAACTCATGTACCGCAGCTATCACGGCAAGCGGCGCCCCCTCTGCGTAATCGCCGAGGCCGGCAGGAACCCCAATCAGCACCCCCTTGTTCTTCTCAAGGCGCTCGCGTATCTGCCGCAGCTTGTCGCCCAGCTTGTCGCCGCCCGATACGGACGTGTGCAGTTTCACGGCTACACCATCAGCGCGCCGGCCCCGGCACGCTTGCGCAGGCGCAGGAACTCAAGCCCGTAAACGGTCAACATCAAGTCGCCGTTGGCGATCTGCTCGGCCATGCTCGGACTCGGCACGGCGTAGGAAACCGACTCATCGGCAACCGACTTGCCCGAAACCGCGTAAGGCGTCGAAGCCATGCCGCCATTCTCGACCACAGAGCGGCGCAGGCTGCCCATAGCGAGGCGATGCGCAGCAAAGGCGAACATCCCCCGCAGCTTGATCGAGCGATGCTTGTAGGCACCCCAGCGGGCGCCCGTCTCGTCGTCGGCTTCTTCGATTGCGCGAGTCACATCGGCGTCGGGCCAGGCGGTCACGTCTGCAAATTCGCCGTAGTAGCCACGGAAGGCCGTCACGATGTCAGCGGTGATATCCATGCGGCGCTCCAGATTGCAAAAAGCCCCGCACAGTGGCGAGGCTTGGGAATAGGTGCCCCACCGAAGCGGGGCGGTGCGTCAGCGCTTGCGGCGCGTCGGCGGTGTTGCGTCTTCCGGCTTGGCCTGCTCAGGCTCGGACAGCTTCAGCCATCCAGCCTTGACGAACAGGTCATCCTTCCAGTTTTGGCGACCGTCCACGTCGACCGAGGCGCCGGGAGCGATGTCTTTCATCACCCCGGCGTCGGTCACGGCCACCAACTGTCGGCTGACATTCGTTAACTTGGTCATTGAAACCCCGTCGAAGTATAATTACTTGAATCATGTCAAAAGGGTCTGTCTCTGTGGATATCGAAGCACTTCGCGCCCTGCCAAAATCCAGAAAAGAAGCGCTTGCCTTGGGCCTGCCGAAATATTTCACCGGCAAGCCATGCGCCAACGGGCACATAACGTACAAGCTGACCAGCAACTACAAGTGCCAGCAATGCAGCCTTGACTGGATAAATAACAAGCTTAGGAGTGACGAGAAGTTCGCCGCTCAAGAGCGAGAGAAGTGCCGGATTCGCAATTCCGAACGATACAAGGCAGACAAGCAATTCAAGGCAGCACGAGACGCTTACAGCGCAGCATGGAGCCGTAAGCAGCGAGCCTCAAACGAGAGCTTCCGCATCTATCACAACAAGCGGACAAGCGCATTCAAGCGCGCAAACCCAGAACTGGGCGCCGCCCGCATGAGGCATCGCAGAAAGCATGACCCTGATTTTCAGTGCCAAATGCTTTGCCGTGACCTGCTTAAGCGAGCGATAAATCTAGGGTTCAGAAAGAACCAGTCCAGTTATGACCACCTCGGATATCACCCAGCAGACCTCAGGACCCACATCGAGTCTCTATTCTCCGAGGGAATGAGCTGGCAGAACAGAAGCGAATGGCATGTTGACCACATTAGGCCGGTATCCTCATTTAAAGGTGAAGATATCAACCCTCGTGTGATTAACGCTCTTTCCAATCTAATGCCAGTCTGGAAGGAGCAAAACCTGCGCAAAGGAAGCGCTTGGGCTAGCAAGGAATGATAAGGGGGCATGGCGCCCCCTTACTCAACTGCTATACGCCGTCAAAATACGCATGGGCACGCGGAACGCGGATCTCGGTGCCGCCAGTACGCAGGATGCCCGGGATGAACCACGACAGCGCGGTGTCCTGGTAAGGCGCCTGGAAGTTGAAGCCCATCGGCAGATGGAACTTCGCAGTCTCTTCCGAGCGGGTGTAGACCATCATGCGGTCCACGCCGCCAGCACCCGCGCCCTTCAGGCTCAGGTCCGGCACGAACTGCACACGACCGCTGCGGCCGGAAACGAGGTTCGCCTCCAGGTACTGCAGCAGAGTCATGTTGCCGCCGAACGGCAGGATCGCCGAGGACAGCAGGTTGCGCTGAGCCGGGGGCAGCAGAATGTGGGTCGGCGCGAACGTGGTGTTGGTGTTGGTCACGTACACCACATCGATGCGCTGCTGGAAGAACGTCACGACCGCTTGAGCGCCCGCCACGTCAGTGGCGCCTGCAACCAGCGCAGCAATGGTGCTACCGGCCGCGGCCACGCTCACGGTGGAGGTGTTGAACAGACCCTGATAGCCGGCCTCGACATTGCCGAGGTATGCCAGCTTGTTCAGGCCTTGCTCGGCAATGCGCATGGCTGCAGCGGCCTTGTCGGCGCTCAGGTTCATGTTCATAAGGCGAGCCTGGTTGATCTCTTCCAGGCTGTAGCCATAGCCGAGAGCGGCGGTCTGTACCGGGTGAGTGCCCAGCTTGTAACCTACGTCCGCGCGGTTGATGTCGTTGCTGTTCGGGCCAACGAAGGCCAGCTCGCCGCGAGCGTCAACCGAGGCAACGGCAACGATCGGCGCCCACTCGGGAGCACTGGTGTCGACCGGGATCAGTTCGGCGTAGGTGACGTCCGGGTACTTGGTCTCGTAGACCTTGGTTTCGATGTGCGTCCGCTGGCTGATCAGGAACGACATTGCAGCCGCTGGGCCGGCGTCAAAGGTGTTCTGGCGCATTGTGTCGCTCCTTACTTGATTTCGATTTCAGAGACTTCGCCGGCAGCACAGCTGCGCAGGAAGCGGGCGCCGGTCAGGGCGACGTTGTTGGTGGCGGTGGAAACCAGCTCGCCAGTGGCAGGGACCACGTAGACCTGCGCGCCGCGGGTAGCGCCGTCAGCGACGGTCACGTACATACGGCCCTTCTGCATCACGGACATCGCCTGGTCTTGGCGGTATACGGACTCGCCGGCAGCGTTGTTCTCGACCGCTTGGGTGCGGACGGTGACGCCGATCAGGACGCCAGAGGACGCGCCGCCGAGCTTGGCCTGATGGTCAGCGGTGCCGAAGCTGACCGCCACGCCGAACGGGATCGCGCCGCCTTCAGCGTGCTGCGAGCTGATCCACGACGGGAAGTCGGTGTTCTGCTGGCCGTGGAAGCCGATACCGGAGTACTGGCTGAAAGTATCTTGAGTGACGGACATGGATTAGTTCCCCTTCCAGGCGTTAGCAGTACGCTCCATGCGGGCCTGATAGGCTGCATCGAGGGTGGTTTTGGCATCGCCGGTCTTGACCTTGCTCAGGTCATCGCCCAGCTGGCGGTGCGAATCGGTGGTTTTGGACTTCTCGTCCTCTTCTTCCTCGTCCTCGCTTTCCTTCTTCTCCATCTCGGAGTCCCAGGCGGCGAGCACGTAGGCTTCGGACTTGTCAGCCCAGGCGCGCTTCGGCAGACGGGCAGCCAGCGCAGCACGCTTGATTTCCAGCGGGTTCACGCTGTCACAGGTGAACTCGGCGCCGGCCAGCTTGCGGGCGGCATCGGTGACGGCCAGCACATCAGCCAGACGCTTGCTGATCGAGTCTTCCGAGGCTTGCTTCTTCAGCTCCTCGTTCTCTTCGTCTAGGGCGTCGGCCTTGGCTTCGGCTTCGTCCTTGGCCAGTTCGGCCTTGGTCTTTTCTTCTTCGGCATCGGCAACGCGCTTGCGGAGGCCGTCGATGGTGGACTGGATCAGGATTGCGGAGGCCTCGTCGGCAACCTCAACCTTGGCACCAGAGTCCAGGGTCACTTTGTGGGACATAACAGCCTCCAGGGGCGTTTTGTGGTCGAACAGACGAGCCAGGCGGCCCGCTCTCGCTTGATCGCACAAGGCGATGTGATTGACAGCGATGCCTCGCTGTATGAATTCGTAAGGGGTGCCGTCCGTGGTCACGCCGGGCTGCTCGACGTACTCGGCCATGTAACCGGCTGACAGCTCGCACTTGCCGTCCTCGATGGCCTTGATCGCCTCGGCGTCCTTGATCAGAAGGTCGACGACGACAGCGATGCCATCCTGCCGGCCTGGACTGGTTGCATGGCCGACCGCTACGCGCTTAAACGTGCCTGCATCTACCATCTCGGTCGGATGCTCAACGGTCACGTCCGCGTTGTCGTAGGTCGCCAGCGATGCCGGATCGAATACCGACTCTGGCGGCCGGTAGACGTTGACGACGGTATTGCCTGGCCTATCCGTCAGCCCTAGCTCGCTTGCCAGGTACTGCTGCACATTCCCGGCGAGCGCGACCCGTCCCGGCACCTTGAGATAGCCGTTTTCGGTGTATTCGCGCTGGGAAGGAACAGGGATGGCCGCACGATCCTGTAGCAGAATCTTCATGCGGGGGTTCCTTAATAGTCGACGCCTTCAATCAGTGGCGTCAGGGTGCATCTGCAGTTGATATGCGCTCGCCCAGGAAACAGCCCCGTTTCGCCTGCGTACTTGGCGCCCTTGTCAATCAGGTACACGCCCGGGCCGTAACCAATGTCCTGCCTGGCGATCTGGTAGCACTTCACCTTGGCGTTCGGAAACTTGCCGGCTGGGTTGCCGGACACTCGCTCATCCTTCGACGTCGACCAGCGGAACCGGGCAATGCCGGCCTGCTGCTGCCGCTTGCGAGCAATGTCGCTGTTCGCCTTAGCCATCTGATCGCGGGCAATGAGCTTGGCGCGCTTGTAGCTGCTGCCCGTCTCTTCCTGAATGCGCCTGGCGATGACCGTAGTGGACTCGCCGGCACGCATCCCGCCCATGACGGCCTGCTCGATCTTGCTGAAGTAGTCGGAACTGATCGACTTGATCAGCGCGACGTTCTCGGCAACGGCTGCATCCATGTAGGCCTGCAGCCCTTCGCTCGACATCAGGCGGCCCATATCGACGCCAACGGCGCGATTGACGGACTCGACGAACGCAGCCGTGCTATCGGCCTCGGCCATGCTCAGCGTTGACTGTGCGAGCCGGTGAGCCTGATTGGCGTAGGCTGTGCCGGTGAAGCGAGCCGCCAGACGGTTGAGCGCGGCGATGATGCGGTCAACCAGCGGCGAATCAGCGGTGTACTCGGCTTTCAGGATCGGTGTCAGCTCAGCATCGACCGCCTGCGCCATCTCCCGCACGAGCGCCCGGAGTTGCCCCCGGTAATAGCGCTCGGCAGTGTCTTTAGGCTGGATCGGTTTCGCTGACTTGGCCCGCTTCTTCAGCAGCGCCCGGTTCGTCTCCGCCAAGGCCTGCAAGGGGGATAAAGTCGTCTCCATCTCGCTCCGCCTTCTCGTCGGCCTCGGCCTGCTGAATGTCCTCTTCGCTAATGGCGTAAACGCCCTGCTCGGACAGCTTGCGCATCAGCTGGGAGCGCTTGACCACGCCCTGCTGTAGTCGGATGTCATCGGACTGAGCAAAGGCCAGCTGCTGCTGAGCCAATTCCGCGTCCGAGGGCTGCGACAGCGGGTTCCAGTCGAACTCACAGTCATCTGGCATCGAGCCCAGCGCCGAAGGGATCAGCACCTTGTCGATCGCCTCGAGGAACTGGCGGTAATCGCTCTCCTGCTTGCTGCGAATCGCGTTGTAGTAGTTGGTCAGGTCACCCTGCCCGGAATCGCCAATCCCTTTCGACTGGACGCCAAACAGGCGCGTCATGGGGATTTCGGCGGCTCCGGACACCCACTCCATCAGGGTCGACAGAATCTCGCCCAGGCCGCCGAATGACGCGGAATGGCGGGCGTATTCTTCGGACGAGTCGAGCAGCCCGAGCCGGAACATGGACTTCATCAGGCCGAACATCTGATAGCGGGAGGCTACCGCCGTGTCCATGTCGCCGCTGGACAGGATGTCGCTCAACCCGTCCTTGCTGATGATGTCGACGTTCGCCTCTTGAATCAGGCTCGCCACGCCGGACTTGGCCGAAACCGCGTCCTTGATGTCCTCCATGCAGCGGCGAAGCTGCGAGTCATCCCAGCCTTGATTGATCATCCGCATACGCAGCGGCAGCTTGGCCCCTGGCGCCCGAACGAAGTGGCTGTGATGGATCGGCAGCCGGCCACCGTTGACGACGTAGTAGTTCGGCAGCAGGTAGTTAACCGCCATCGGGTCACTGACGTTGAAGTCCATCCCGGTGATGAGCATCCGGTCGAGGACCAGCAAGCGCTTCAGCGAGCCCTTCTTGATCTTCCTGTGATCCAGCGGCTTGTCGAGCGGCTGGTCAGTGATGAGCAGCACGCCCGCGCCGCCGTATAGGCCAGCCCACTTGAACGCCTCCTGCGTGACACCCTGCAGGTTTAGCGCGTTCTCAGCCTTGCGAATCTCGGCGCCCTCGTCGATAGAGAACGTGCGCCATTCGCGCGTTGCGTCGTCCACCGGAGCGTCGATGACCTGGCGAGCAATCCAGTTGGTCGAGTACGCTGCCTCAAGCTCGGCAATGTCGTTGACCGAGCCGTAAGCAAATTGCGAGTACGTGCGGCGGTCCCGCTCGGTGCCCATGCCAGAGATAACGTTCTTCAGGCCGTCATTGCTGGCGATCATCGTTCCGTCGCTGGAGTAGCGAAGGCGCGGCTTTGTGTCTTCGCTCATGGGAAACCCTATAGCCAATTGAATGATTTGTTCGGAGCAGGCGCAAAGCACATGATGAAAGCGTCGGCCAGGTTAGGTGATGCCACCTCGCGCTTGGCCATGTCCTTCTTGCTCTCGACCTTCACGCGCCCGTTGGCGTCATAGTCACGCTTTGGCGTCGATAGCTCGTCGATCAGCTTGTCCAGGTGCGGGCAGTCGCTGGCGATGCTGATCAGCTCGTCATCGCGGAACGTCTCGCCCTTGCGGACGGCGTTATAGGTATTGCGGAAGCGATCGGCGACCAGCCACCACGCCTGCGACTTGATGTTGCTGAACATGTCTTTGTTCTTCGTGCCGGGCTGATACACGCCTTCCGGGTTGTAGACCGCCCCGCCTGCGTTGAACTTGCTGTAAACCAGCTTGCGCAGCTTTGGGTTGGCCGCATTCAGCTCAGCGAACTTGGCGCCGGCTGATGCCCCTACGCCGATCGAGTCATAAATGATCTCGGCCTCACGCTGGCGGGCCTGCTCATAGGTCTTCATGCAGGACTTGAGCAGCTCGTCCTCTTCACCCTTCCACTCATGCGCCCAAGAGACGACAGAGCCATGCGCAAACACGTTGGCGCAGAGGTCATTACCACTGTCTGCCACGTCGAAGCCTATACGCTTGGCGCCGGACGGCTCGAAGCCGAGCACCTTGTGCGCGTCGATTGCCGCCTCGATCCACGACCGCTTGATGATGACCGACTCGTCATCGTTGCGCGGCACGCCCAGGTATATGTGCTGGTATTCCTCGAAATCCTCTTCCTTGGCCGCGGCGATCAACTCCAGCATCGTCTGCGAAAGGAACGGGTTTTCGGTGTAGTTGATCTTGCGCACCACCGTGTTAGGCGGCGGGCTTACCACGAAACGGCGCCAAACGAAGTCGGTCGCCAGTCTCGGGTTGAAGATGATCCAGAATTGCGAATGCGCCTTCCGGACAGTGGGCTCCAATATCTCCCACTGGTGTTCCGTGATGTTGTGCGCTTCTTCCAGCCAGCACACGTCGATGCCTTCGAGCGACTTCACTTCATCGATATGCCGCCACAGACCGTAGAACAGAAACTCGGTGCCGGTGAATCGGTTGATGATCTTGTCGCGCTGGATGTCATACCGATCCTGCAGGCCGAAGCGCTCGATCTGGATCTTGAGCAGGGTGTAAACCGATTCGGCAATCTTGTTCTGGAACTGGCGTGCGCAGAGGAAGCGCAGCTTGAAGTTGTCGCCCAGGTAGATCGCAAACCCTGCCGCGTCCCACGACTTGGACGATGCACGGCCGCCGTACAGAACCTTGTTGCGGGCAGGCTTGAGCCAGAAGTCTTTCAGCGCTGGGTTAAGCGTCGCCACCGCTTTCTGTGCTACTGCCATAGAAATGCCCCAGGCCCGCAGGCGTCATGCTGCCATCCGAACTGGAATGATCGATTTTCTCGGTATACAGACCGCTAGCCTTGCCCCTCGAAACCTCAGCACTGATTGCCGCACTGAACTGGCCTTCCTGCTCTGCCTTCTCGCTGAGCTGCTTCAGCCGCTCCAGATGACTCTCCAGAGTGATCTGAGCCTTCTGGACGATTGGGGCGCGGATCTCTTCGACCCTTGCACTAACCTTGCTGTCCGCCATCAAACGGGAGGCTGCAGACTGGATTGTTTCGGGCTTCATGCGCGACGCATCGAACGCCGCTCGGTATGCGTCAGCTTGCGACATGCCAGACGCCACAGCTTGCGCGAACGACTCGCGTTTTGGCGTCAAGCTCATGTCAGGAACCTCTATGTTGTTTCCACTCTCGCCTTGCCCACTTCCACGCCTCCATCCCCACCATCAGGCATACGCATAGAGCGATGCGAAGTAGCAGGAGGATGGCGTGTAGGCGTCTCACTTCGGTTCACCAGTCACCTTCGGCTGCGACACCACACGGGCGACAGCCATAGCCACGCCAAGGACCATGTTCACGCTGGCCCATGCGACGGGGTTGATGTGGCCTTCGAACGCTACCCATGCACCGGCTGCTGCGTTGAGCACTGCGGTCAGGATGGCGAGCTGCACACTTGTCAGACGCCAGCACTTGCGCCATTCAGGAATCAGGTTCATGAGCCGAACCCCTTAGCCACGAACGGCCATAGCTTGTCGAAAACTGCCACCATCACCACGCCGGCGCCAATCCCATAGGTGAGCTTGTTGCTCAGTGTGTCCACCTTCCCGGCTACCTCGTCCTGGCTCTCTCCGATTGCGGTGAGCTGGCGGGTCATGTGCTCGAACTGCTGCTCGAGCTTGGTGAGGCGGTTGGGTGACTGCGCGTGGTCGCGGTCGAATCTGTCCAGGCGATGCCGAGTGACGGCCGCCTCTTGCTCCAGGGCGCCGACTCGCTCATGCACTGTCCTGCCCTCATGGCTGTCGGTCATAGTGGAGTCTCGTTGGTGATTGGTCCGGCCTCACATGCGCGTGCGATCCGCTCGGGGCAAGGAGGCAGGCATGGGGCCGGAATTCGTGGTGTAGTGCCCGATTCCCCCAGCGTCCTAGGGGCGATACTCGTTACCGAGTCGCGCAGTGTGCTGCCGATGGCGCGTAGCCGATGGCAAGCAGGCCGGGGATTAGATGAGCGCAGGATGGCGAGGCCTTCATCAGCCAGGTTCCGCCCGAAACGGACACAAAAAAGCCCGACTCAATGGCCGGGCTATTGTGAAGCGGTAAAACCGCAATCTGTGGGAATACTCACATACAACTGGCGCCACGTCTAGTCTTTTTACATGTAAATTTAAGCGGCCTCGGCATAGCTGCAGAGCATCGCGTCTATCCATGCAATCCCAGCAGTCAGGAACATCTCTGCCTTGTTGTGGTGAACACCCATAGCGCGGCCCAATTGGCGATAACTGGTCATGCTGTGGCGATACCAGAGGAACAGTGCATAGGCAGCTTCGTGGTAGCGAGCAGCCATCCGGCACACCAGGCGGTCAATCATCATGGCCGTCTCTTCTTGGATCTGAGGAACCTCCCCGCCAGTGTCGACCATCTTGTCGCGCATCAGGGCATAGGACGGAGAGACGTAGCGTGGCACTCCCGTCTGGCAGCGGACCCAGATGCCCCATTGGCTCAGCAGGTACTCGGTGCTTAGGTCTTTCATGCGGCCCTCCCCAGATAGTCCTGAATGGTCTTGCGGGCCTCATCAGCCCCCTTACAAACTGCGGCCATGAAGCCTTGCTGGTTCAGCCAGTGCAGCCAGTCGTTCTGCTCCGCCGATACGCTGCCGCCCTTGATGCGCTTGAGTTCAATGAACAGGCCGAAGTAGCCGCCAGATGGTTTGAGAAGCATCATGTCGGGGAAGCCCTTGCGGACGCCCTCCGCCTTGAGCTTTGCCGCTACCGCTGGATGGCGTTGACCACCATTCGGAACGGCCGCCAGGCGCCCGCGCAGGTCCGGGTACTGCATGTCGAACCACTTCACTATGCTCTTCTGCTCTTCGTGCTCAGTCGGGACGGCTGGCTTACTCATTTACCGGCCCTCGCCTTCAGCGCCGCCACAACGGCAGGACGCGCACTCTCGGGCACAGCTGCCAGCAATTCCTGGCCCTTCCTCTGCCGCTCCTCGCCCTTGAGGTCGCGCACCTTCCACCGGATCAGGCAGGCCGTTTTGTCCGCTTCGATCAGCGCTCTCTCCGCTGCTGGCAATGAGGCCAGATTCGATGAGCCATTCACGCCCGAACCCTTCGTAGGCCGCCCCGTCATTGCCGTTCTGTCCAATCACATCGATGCGTGAGATCTTCATGCTTGGCCCGCCGCCATGGCCTCATGGAGACGGCGCTCAATCTTGTCGAGCTGCGATCCGCCCTTCTCGGCCTCGGTGCGATAGTCGATGGTGTTCTGCTGGCCGAACTCAGGTTTCTCCAGGCCTTCCAGCTCGATCAGCAGATCGATGTAGTGGCGCGCCTTCAGCAGATCCTCGATTCCGTTCTTGTCACGCCAGCGGGACACGTACTTCACAATGTTCGCCTCGCAGTAGCCGAGGCCATTGGCGTGGATGTACTGGACCGGCTGGATGGCCATCTGCTTGTAGTGGTTGCCGCCTGGCTGTTTGTTGAGTGCGCTCACTGGTCATGCTCCTTGCGGTCGATTCGGTTACTACCAATCAGGGGTTTCTGGCCGGGCGACAGATGCCAGCCCGTCATTAGCTGGCAGCGGCCATTCGTGCATTGCCGGGCATTCAGGCTGCGCAGGTCGGCCATCGGCTCACCGCAGTCAGGGCAGGCGCGGCCGAGTGGGGAGTCGGTCATGCGGCACCCTTTACGGTCAGCAGTCCCTCGCGGAACCAGATCAGTTGTGTTTCAGCCAGGGCGCGCAGAAGGTCGCCCTCGGTCAGTTCTCCGCGGCGCCGGCCATCCAGCACGGAGTGGCAGTGGTCACAGGCAAAGCAGGCGATGACATCCGGACCCTTCATGCCTACGCCCTTGTGGCCGCATGGGATGTGAGCCAGAACCACCGTGCCGTCATCGTGGCCGCAGCCCGGAAGGCGCAGGGTGCAGGACTGGCCCTTGGCGCTGTCGCGGAGCTTCTTGGAGACAATGCGGGTCATGCTGCCCTCCGCTCGCCATAGATGGCGTACATCAGGTCTTCCGGGTGCGGCAGCAGCAGGCCCAGGTGCTCGGCGCAGTAGGCGTCAAGCAACTCCAGGTAAGTGGTCATCTGCTGGATCGTGAAGGCTCGAGTCTTGGCGCGGCCGACGCGGTACCGGGTACCGTCCGGCAGCTCTACCGGGTGAACCTCGGACGGCCAGAGCTTGCTGACCAGGATCTCGTGCCATTCCTCAGCGCTAGCGATCTGCCCGAAGGACTCGCGCAGGTGCTGCTGAATCAGGCCGTTCCACTGCCAGAGCAGACGGTTTTGGGCGTCGGAGCGCTTGCTGCGCACTTCGGTGATGGCCACCTTGCGAGGCTTGGAAAGGTCCAAGCCCTGCAGGAAGCTAATCAGCCGCTGGCGGTCCATGTCGGAGCGGAGCATGAGGTCAGCCATGGCGGCGACCCTCGCGCAGGCCCTGACAATCCACACAGCACACCGCCCAAGGCGCAGCACGGCGGCGAGCCTCGGGTATCTCGATGCCGCATTCCTCGCATTCCTCAGCGCCCTGCCCCTGCAGCCTGGCCTGTACCAGCGCCACGCCCCCTATCCGATCTGCCTCCTCTAGGCCAGTAGCGCGGTCTGTTACGTCGGGGGCTGTGCGGGCCTGCTCGAAGGCTTCGGCCATCTCTGCAAAATCACTCATCGCTTAGCCCCATAGGCCCGCTTCTGCGAGCCGTCCATCTGCACAAGTCGGTAGTCGTTGCCGCGCTTCATGCGGACGACGGTGTTTTGTTCCTGATCCACTGCGAAGCCATCGGCCTTGAGCTGGTCGACGATTACTCGCTGGGGAAGGGTCATTGAGCGGGAGCGGTTCATGCTTTGGCCTCCCTGGACAGCGCGCAGAATCGAATGCTGTTGTAGCAACGCCCATCTGCGTCACACATCATCAAGACCGGCTGCGGAACAGCTGCCTCGCAAAATCGGACGTAATCCTGATCCAGCGTGACGTTCATCCCGCCGTCGAAGACGTGGACGCGTATTACGCCAGCGACAAGCGGGTCACCGAGCAGCGTGTCGATCAGGTCAAGCGCCGCCCAGGCCTTTAGAAACTGGTCGTCGGTCATATCGGATATAGCGCCGTCGTAGGCATCGCTTTTGAAATGCACCTCCGCGCCTATGGCATCCACGTATCGCTGACCCAATGTCATGCGCTTGGCCAGATGGGCGCCCATGCTGATTACGTTGCTCATGCCGAGGCTCCCTTCACGATGCTGCGCAGGCGATCAAGCGCGCTGCGGCCGACTTCCTCTGTCCGAACGCTGACTGTCTCCGGGAGGGCCAGCGGTATTTCCCGCAGCGGCTCGCCGGTCATGACCATGCGGACGGTGATGGCGTAGTTGCGGTCGAACAGCTTGCGGCTGCGCTCTTCGGGCATGTTGGCCAGCTCGTAGAAGCCGGTTTCGCAGGCGGCGTGATGGACCGCAGGGTGAGACCAGTTACGATCAGCTGCTGGATGGGCATTGGCGCATGCTTCGCGATATGCCTTGGCAGCATCCGGCAGGCCAAGCATTTCCGGGGTCGGCTCACACCAGCGGATGAAGCGGCCAACGCTCGGGGCAAAGTCGCCTCCCGACTTACGGCACTGCTCGATACCAAAGCGGATCTGCTCGATGGTGTTGATGCCTGCTGCCATGAAGCCCTTGATCCAAGACTTCTTTGCCGCGGTCAGTGCCTCGTCGTTCGGCCAGGCCTGCTTCCAGGCTGGGAAGATGGACTGCAGCTCGACGAAGAGCTTGTTGACCACGCTGGCGGTGCCTTGGTCGATAGCGCGCGGCGCGGCTACCGGCTCAGCAATGGCGGCGCGGTTCCCGCTGCTAGCGGATGGGATAAGATCCTTGACGTTGCGCATCACAGGTCCCCCAGGTCGTTCGCCCAGCTGGTGTCGCCACTGTGGAAGTCGGGACCATTCACTACGCGCAGACGTGGCGCCGCACTGAACGCCTTCACCTCATCGTTCCAGCGCTTCCCGTTGAGCCAGGTTGCGGCGTGCGGGATGAACTGACCATCATCCTTGAGCCAGCCCTGCGAGACGCTGTGCTTGGCCAGTGACTCCATGATCTGAGCCAGTAGCTCGGCGTTCGGGTTGACCTTGGCGAACGCCTTGCGGGCGTTGTCCTTGGCGGTCTTGCGCGGGTAGAGCTTCCAGAATGTTTCGAAGGCCGCTTCGGTATCAGCCTTTTGAGGCCCTGATTCGGCCTGCTGCTCTTCCTCCGCGACTTCATCAGTCTCGGCAGGCAGCGTGCTCGGCGCTTCGCGGCGGTGCGGGTTCTGGTGCTTCGCCCACTTCACGATCTGGATGATCTTCTTGCCGGCGCGCTCATAGCGGCTGATGAAGCCATACGCAGCCAGCCCTTCCAGCATCTGCTCGACTTCAACGTCGTCAGCCGGAAACAGTGCGTTCTTCAGCTTCTTCGGGCGGTCTTCGAGGCGGCCCTCCTTGTCGGCTTCAGTCCAGAGGCCGATGAAGAACAGGCGAGTGGCAAAGTCCAATTCCTGAAGGTCTTCGTTCTGGAAGAACCCCGGCTTGATATTTCGGGAACGAGCCATCACGCTGCACCTCGGAGAGCTTTGTCGTGGGTGAACAAACCGTCCCAGGTCTTCTTCATCGGAAGCTCGCTGTTCAGGTACATGTCATAAAGGCGAATCGCGCCCTTCTTCAGCAGAACAGGCGTAAACGCGGTGAACGGCTCGGAGCCGTGCGGGGTGATGGTTGCCTGATGCTCGGTGAGGTAACGGTCACGAGCGTAGGAAGCGGCGCGCCAACGGGTACTGTGCTTGCTCTCGTTGAAGAGCCAGTTGCGGCTCTCAAGGAAGCCGCAGACCTGCATGACATTGACCCCATTGAGGCCCTTGCAGAATTGCGGGATGGTCATGCCTTCGTGGAACAGGTTTTCCATCGCGCCGATCTTCTCGGCCTGCTTCTGGTTGCTGGCCAGTAGCACGACGTTTTGCTCAGCGAGGTCCGCAGCCAGGCGAAGCGCCTCCGGTAGCGTCTGAGGAATCGCAGGTGCCGACGCCATCTGCTCCAGTTCGTGCAGACGGAGAATCACCTTGTGGCGCAGCTTGATGCTGTAGCCGGTGATCAGGGTTTCGGTGAGCTCACGGTCGAGCAGATACTCGGTTTGCTGGCGGTTCATCCCGTCCAGATAGATGCGCTCAAAAGTGAGCGCATCTCGCTCAAGCTCATCGAGCATGGTCCGGATGTCTCGAACGACGTTTCTGTGCTGCTTGCCAGTGAGCTCCGCGATTTCGCGACTGCTCATGGTCAGGGACTTGCCAGCGGTGATGATGTTTTGCATAATTGACTCCGACTTCAGTTGTTGCTGTTGAGAAACCCACCCTGTCCGGTGGGTTTTTTATTGCCCGTTTTTCGGTCCCTTTTCAGGGCCTGCCCTCCTCCGAAACGGCTGCACCTTTCCGGTATTGCCTTTCGGCTCAGTGATCTTCCGCAGTTGATCCCTGATCAGCTCGCCGCCAAGGTCTTCTGGCGACTTGCCCTCCTGCCTTGCTAGCTCATGCAATGCGCGCTGGTAGCGCTCATCGAGAGCTACTTCTTGATCAGCCATGAGGCCCCCTTTGAGGCCTTCAGGCCATCTGCTCTGCTTCGGTATCCTCAAGGCGCGAAAGCATGTCCCGCAGGCTGGCTTCCAGGAGCTCGCGAGCCAGTACGGCTTTCTGGGTGCGATGGAACTTCGCCAGCGACTGCAGAAGCTCGTCGGTGTCTTCGTCGAGACGCACCTTCGTGATGTGGTCACGCAGATGTTTGGGGTCGTGGTACATGTTCGATTTCCTTTTCTGGTTACGCCGCACGCTTGGCTTGGGATGGAAACGGCTTGAGTTCTTGAGCCGTCATGGAGCCATCGCGATTCACGGTCACAACGATCTCCCGCTCTGCATTCAGGGCCTTGCTGATGGCCGCCGGGCTGACGCCCAAAGCCTTCGCTACGGCTGCCTGACCCTTCTCGGCAACGAGGTCTGGCAATGGTTTTTTCTTCATTCCGGCATCTCTATTTGGTGAACCTGAGCGAATCTTAACCGCCGGTTAGGAGGATTGCAACACCGCCGGTTGGCGCAAGAAATTAACGAACGGTTTAAATTGCGCGCATGAGCAGAAAGAAAGAGTTGTCGCCAGAACAGAGGGCCGAGTGCGAAGCGGCCAAGGCCCTGTTCATGTCGAAGAAAGGCCCGCTCGGGTTGACGCAGGCAAAGCTGGCCGATGCCGCAGAGATATCGCCGGCCGCCGTCGCCATGTATCTGAACGGCACCAATCCGTTGAATGCTCGGTTCGCATCCGTGCTGAGCATCATGATCGATGAGCCCGTTGATCGTTTCAGCCCGCGCCTGGCAGCCGAGCTCTCATCCATGGCGCAGGCTGCGAAAGGCAGCTATCAGATTCAAAGCGCCACCCAAGACCTAAGGGTCAGCGAGCGATCGACAGGGCCAGGTCACTCTCCAAGCGAACACGACTACGCATTGATACCGCAGTACGATGCCCGCGGCGCCTGCGGAGAAGGCGCGCTCAACGAGCACGTCGAAGTGAATGGCGGCCTTGCCTTCAAGCGCGACTGGCTCCGCCGCATGGGCGCAAAGCCACAGCACCTGTTCGTCATCTACGCCAGCGGAAGCAGCATGGAGCCCTACATTTTCGAGGGCGACGTGGTGCTGTTCGACAGCTCCGACACGGAGCCGCGAGACCGCCAGGTGTATGCGATCCGGCGACCGGATGGCAGCTTGAGCATCAAACGCATGGCTCAGCAGATATCAGGCAGCTGGCTGATTCGAAGCGACAACCCGGACAAGGCTCGCTATCCAGACGAGGAGGTCTCTGCCGCATCAATGGCCGAGGTGCCTATCTTGGGGCGTGTTATCTGGCGCGGCGGCGCGCTCGGCTGACACAGCCGCGAACCCTTCTATTCCGCACCCTCTAGCCAATGTACGGGCCTAGGACTGTCCTAGGCCATGTCGAGCCCGGCTGATTCCTGATTCCTGATTCCTGATTCCTGATTCCTGATTCCCTCAAAAGGGCCTCGGCGTCGCCTCGGGGCGATTTCGTTCGCCTATCGAAAAAATATTAACCGGCGGTGTTGACACACAATCTACCGGCGGTTAATGTTCACCCATCGACGCAGCAGCACCGCGTCAGGGCCTCGAAAGTCGCCCATCGCTCTTTAACAGATTGGGAACCCTCCGCTGTCCCGACGCAGAAATGCGAGCGATGGAGGTTAAACACGACAGCCCGCGCTGCGACGAGATGCGCAGCCGCTTGAAGGCCATATGCCGAGAGCGCCGTTACCGATGCCCTAGCGGGCCGCGCCTTGAGATGACTCCGTGCGCGAAATCAGTTGGCGAATACGCCGCCAGCAGTAACGGAAAGAGACGACCCGGCCGCCAAGGTGGCCGGGATGCTCTCCAGGAAGCCTTGCGAACAGGGCTTCGCGGAAAGCAGGAGGCAGCAATGCTCAACTACACGAGAGCCCATGAGTTGTTCACGTACGACCCACAGACCGGCGAAATCAGGAGGAAGGTTGGAAGGCAGGGAGTAAAGGCTGGCGATCTCGTTGGGAGCGTCGACGACAAAGGTTACCTAATCTTCAGCGTTGACTACCGCAGGGTCAAGGCGCATCGGGTGGCCTGGCTGATGACCTACGGGTCATGGCCGGATGGCGAAATTGACCATATCGACGGCGATCCAGCGAACAACCGAATCAGCAACCTACGTGACGTTTCTGGCAGCGAGAACAACCGAAACCGAAGCCGCTGCACGAGAAACAAGAGCGGAATTGTTGGGGTTTGCTGGGACAGCAGAGTCAGCAAATGGATTGCTTATATCAAGGCGGGAGCAATCAGAAGGCGGCTAGGTGGCTTCTGCTGCTTGCTTGATGCGGCGGCGGCTAGGAAGTCCGCGGAGACGCAGTTGGGATTTAGCGAGACGCACGGAGCACGAAAAACGCAGCTTCGCACGTAATTCCCCGCCCCATGCCAGCTCTGGAACTGGCCGTGGCTCCACATGCAGCCACGCGAAGTTGCGCAACCGCCGCCCTGGAAGACGCCAGTAGCTGACCAGGGCCTGAGACGACTCGGCATAGCGCGCAACGGAGAACGGAACATTCACTTCTGGCCATTCGCGAGAGTGGCCAGCGGGAAGACAACCGAACCACACCCCACCCCCGCAGCTTGGCGACAGGCTGCATCGGGGATTAACAGAATGGAGAGAGAGATGAGGACATACGTTGTTTGGTGCTCTGACCTGGGCCAGGAGCAGGAAGACGGCGCGACGATCACGGCGACTGACCCCGCCGATGCGGCAGAAGGGTGGGCGGAATGGCACGACCGCAGCAGTGCAGAATATCGGATTGCCAGCGGGCGCGAGGAGATCGTGATAGTCCGCGACGTGGATACCGGCGAGCAGCGCGAATGGATTGTGCGCGGCGAGGCGATGCCGTACTACACGGCGCAGCCTGGGGAGTCCGCGACGATCCGGGCGCAGGTGGCGCCGGGTCGGTGGGAGGATGTACCTAGACGTAGCGAGGCAAACAAATGAAATGGCAGCCGATTGAGACTGCACCCACAGACGGCACACGCATCTTGCTACGCGGCAGGAACGGCAGGATTGCTGATGGACACTATGGGCAGCCGGATGGGTTTGCAAACCCTAAGCGGTTTGTTTGGCCGTACATCAATGCAACCCCGACACACTGGGCTCCGCTCGCGTTGATTGCTGCCGCGCCGGAATTGCTCGCGGCGGCAATGAAGGTGAACGCATTGAGCATCCAGACCGATGCGCACAAGGAATTGCGTGCCGCCATCGCCAAGGCCCGCGGCACGCCATGCTAACCGGCCCCGAAGTCCTGATCCTCTGCGCCATCCTCGCAGCGCTGTACATGTGGGATTGGTGGCAGCGCAACAAACCATCTTGAACCACGAACAAACCGCCGAGCGCAGCGGCCCTTCGGGATACCTGCGACGAGGATCAGCCGGCCAGTGCCTCGATTGCAGAAAACACCGGCAGCCATCTACGGGATTCCACAGCTTTGCCCGAGGGGATGGCCGAGTGACTGGCGTTACCAGTCGGCATCGGAGAGTGATCTGAATGCGCAGGCTGATGCGACGCCCATAGCGAGGCGACACGGCGGTAAAGCCATTACGTTGTGCCGGGATCAGCTCCGGCCAGATCACTCCCTGATGCCACTGCATCACCCTTCCCCGCCAATCCGGGCACAGAGGTATCCACCATGAAGCACTACGGACCCATAGGGCGCCGCGAACAGCCGTGCCCGGATGACAGCGTTTCCGCGAGGATTCAACGATGAAATTCGAGATCGACCTAGATGAATACCTCCTCTCCGTTGAGGTAACCCATTGCGCAGTCGTTGAACCTGACTATCGGTGCCGGGACAGCGCGGACGATTACTACGGCTACAGCGAGCTGGAGTTCACCATCACCAGCGGGACCGTATTCGACGAGGACGGAAACCAAACGGAGCTTGGCCGGAATGGCTGCGCAGCGGTTGCCGATGAGCACGCGGAGCGGATTGAAGAACTGCTTTGGACAGAGATCGACGCCAAGCGGGAGGCAGCATGAAGACCGAAGACACCATTCGCGAGCACTTCAAGCGCCTGCGGGGCGCCCGGTACGCAGCAACTGCCGATTACCACTGCAACGTGCTGTACGGCTATCTGAAAGCTCTGCGCGACACCGGACAGATCGAAACGAGCCTTTACCTGCGGATGAATCACGCGGTCACGAAGGCATGGACGCTCAAGACGAAATTCACCGTGAGGACTGCGGCATGAGCAAGGAAGTGAAGCGGTACAACTTCGACGTGGACAAATTCGGATCGCCTCGCGCTTACGAATCTGAGCATGGTCGCTGGGTGAAACGCGATGCCTACGACGCCCTTCTCGCTGAGCGGAATGCAGCACAGAAGGATGCGGAGCGGTATCGCTGGCTTCGCCAAAGGCTGGTCGGCGCATCGTTCGACTGGGACGACGAAGGCATGACCGTCTTGGCCTTCGAGATGCCGGATGGCGTTTCGATTGGAGCCGACTGCGACAAGAACATCGACGCCGCCCGCGCCGCCCTGCAAGGAGAGCAGCCATGACCGCCTACGTCCTCAAGGAGCTGGCCGGCGCCCTAGGCATCACCGTAGCCGGATCGCTTATCGGAACTCTCGCCTACGTGGCGCTATTGGGGGGTGTGTGATGGGCTACTCAAAAGCCGACTACTACGCAGAAGGCCTGGCTGAAGCCTTCGAAGAGCACGGCGTGACAGCAACGCCTGAGCAAATCAAGGCGATTGCGAACGATGTTGCCTGCTTGACCGAAAATATCGGGATGGCCTTCTACCAGCCAGCAGATCCTGGAATCAGCGAGGCCGAAAAGCTGCGCGCTGAGCTTGCCAAGGAGCGAAGCAAGGTCACATGCGGAGAGTGCAAGGGAACCGGGAACATTCACTTTCAGGGCCCGTACCACGGAAGCACGTCTAGCTGTCACCGGTGTGGCGGCGAAGGGAGGCACTTGTGATGGCTAGCCAAAGACAACGATCCCTGCGCTACGAATGGTGGCGGGGCGTCGCAGTGACCCTTGCACTACTCACCGGCCTGGCTCTCGCTCACGGCCTTGCAGATCGAATCACCAACGGGGCGCCGCTATGAGAACCCTCCCCCTCCCCTACGACACCGGCCCACACGACGACACCCCATCAGGCCACAGCTTCGCAGCTGCTTGGTGGACCCTTACCGGGTTCGGCGTCCTTTCCGCAACGCTCGCTTTCGGCCTCATTGGTGAGGCGGCGATCTTTCACTCCTTCGGAGGTTGAGCATGAACAACCAGAACATGAGCATCTGGAGCCAGGTTGAGAAGACCGCCCCAGAGGCCACCAAGTCCGCGAAGGTCAACGGCCAGCAGATCACCTCAATCAGCGGCCAGCACATGATCAAGCGCGCAACGGAGGTGTTCGGCCCGGTCGGTATCGGCTGGGGCTGGACGGTCGCCGAGGAGCGCTTCGACCAGGGCGGCGAGATCCGCAACGACAAGGGCGAACTGATCGGCCACGAGGTCGGCCACACCATCCGCGTGAAGCTCTGGTTCATGCAGGGCGACAAGCGCGGCGAGGTCGAGCAGTACGGGTGCACGCCGTTCACCTACAAGAGCAAGTGGGGCGTCACCACGGACACCGAGGCGCCGAAGAAGTCGCTGACCGACGCCGTGAAGAAGGCGCTGGCGATGCTCGGCTTTAGCGCTGACATCTTCCTAGGGCTCTACGACGACCGCGATTACGTGGCTGAGCGTGAGGCCGAGGCGCAGCTTGAGCAGGCCGAGAACAAGGAAGCCGAGGCGGCGCGCCAAGCGCAAGAGCGGCTCGACTGGCTCAAGGCCGCGCTCGAAACAATGGCGAAGGCGCAGACGGTACACGAGCTGACCAAGCTGCACGGCACCTACGTCAGGAGCGCAAGTCGCCGCAACGAAGAGAAGTTCGTGAAACGCTTGGCCTTGGCCTTTGAGGAGCGAAAAGCCCAGCTTGAGCCTAAGCAGGAGGCAGCAGCATGAGCGCGCTCTACGAAATCACCGGCCAGTTCAAGGAGCTGGCCACGCTGCAGGAGACGGCCGACGAGGATCTGGCCGTCGCCATACGCGACACGATGGCGGGCATAGAAGCCGAGTTCAACGACAAGGCGCTGGCCGTGTCGCACGTCATCCTGAACTTCGACGCCGACGTAGCCGCACTCGACAAGGAGATCGAACGCCTGCAGGAGCGCAAGCGGCTGGTCACCAATCGCCAGCGCGAGATCAAGGAGTACCTGCGCGAGAACATGGAAGCGTGCGGCATGACGAAGATCAGCTGCCCGCTATTCACCATCACCCTGGCCAAAGGCCGCGAGTCGGTCGTCGTGGATGACGAGAACAGCATCCCGGACGACCTGATGCGCGTGAAGACCGAGATCGCGCCAGACAAGACTGCCATCGCCGCCAAGCTTAAGGCCGGCGAGGAAGTGCCCGGTGCGCGCATGGAGCGCGGCCAATCATCAATCCGAATCAAGTAAGGGGCTATCAATGCCAGTATCAGAATTTGGCCGCATCGGTCGTGACGCCGAACTTCGCCACACCCAATCAGGAGATCCTGTCTGCAGCATCCCGGTAGCCGTGGACTACGGCCGGAAGGGCCAGGACGGCAAGAAGCCAACGCAGTGGTATGAGGTGACCTTGTGGGGCAAGCAAGCCGAAGGACTGGCCGAGTACCTGACCAAGGGCAAGCAAGTGTTCTTCACCGGTACCGACCTGCACATTGAGACGTTCGACAAGAGCGACGGCACGCAGGGCATGAAGCTGGTTTGCCGCTGCTCGGAAATCAAGTTCGCCAGCGATGGACAAGGCCAGGCGACGCAACCACAGCGACAGCAGACACAGCAGCAACGCCAACAGCCGCAGCGGAGCCAGCAGGCCGCGCCGCCGGATGATTTTGACCAAGACATCCCATTCCTCCCGCTGCATCACCTCGCCGGGGCATAAGCCCATCAGGAGCGCCGCATGAAGCACTGTGCTAAGTGCGGCGATCAGAAAGCAGATACTGACTTCTATAACCGCGACAAGACCTGCAAGGAATGTCGCAAGGCAGCCGTGCGCGCGAATTACGCACGGAACCGTGAAGCGTATCGCGAGTACGATCGCCGCAGAGCAAACTTACCCCATCGCGTCGAGGCACGAGCCAACTACGCACAAACAGAAGAAGGCCGCCAGCGTAGCAACGCAGCTAAGCGCGCCTACATCAAACGCAACCCAGAGAAGCGGGCTGCGCACATCGCGTTAGATAACGCCATCCGATCCGGAAAAGTCTGGAAGTCGCCGTGCTGCATGGCGCCAGGTTGTTTCAGCCAGGATCGCCTGCACGCGCATCACTGCGATTACGAAAAGCCTCTGTCTGTCGTATGGCTCTGCAACTCATGCCACAAGGAGTTGCACTGGAACTTCACTCACAAACTGCGCGCTGCCGCGTAACGCCCAGCGCGCCCTCCTCCCGGTACATCCCAATGCTCATAGACAACCATGCCATAGCGCAGGGCGAGGCTCTGCGCGCGCAAATTGACGCGGCCACGGCTGCATTCCTGAACGCTGGCGGAAAGATCCAGCTGCTGCCGGACAGCATCGGCAAGCCGATAGAGATCAAGCCGGTGGCGTTCAACAACGCCGGCAACCTGGAGGCGGACCAGCGCAGCCGCAAGCGTGGCGCCCGCAACTCTGCCGTATCGAACAGCCTCCCGCTGCGCAAGCGTGGCACGCCGCAGGCCAAGCAGAACGACATGCTTCGGCAGGAGTGGCCATGAAACGCAACCTACCCCACGCCCGGCTCAACAAACTGAGCCGGGCCATTGTCCGCCAGTTCCGCGTCGCAGTCGTGAACATGGACCCAGAAGGCCGGCAGGGACTGGTCGACTGGAAGACCTGCCGCAGCATCGCGCCGAGCCGGCAGATCGCCGAGGCCATCTGCGACATAGCCCATAGCTGGGTCATCTACCTGGCCGCGTTCTGCGTCGACCAGAAGGGCGAGCAGTACATCAAGGCCAGCGAGATCGCGCCGCAGGGCATTTACCGATCCGACAGCCTGGCCGGCGTGCTAGAGGAGCATTACCGAGCGCTGGTGAAAAGCTGCAACCCGAACCACCTGGTCGGCTCCGGCTGGATAGCCATGCCTGGCGGCACGTCGCTGGACGAGGCGCAGGCCGCGCGGATCTTCGAGGCGTGCGGGGCTTGGAAGGCACAGGAGCAAGCAGCATGAGCACCATGACCGGAAAGCGCAACCACACCGGCCACCGCATAGGTGAATGGCATCAGCGCGCCAAGTTGACAGATGCGCAGGTAGCCGCAATGCGCGCCGACTATGCCGCTGGGATTGGCGGATACCCAGCTCTAGCCAAGCGCTACGGGTGCGGCATGAGCACCGTGCGCGACATCGTTCAGTACCGTACCCGGTACGCATAACCCCATCACCCTGCCACCGGCTGCAATCGCGGCCAGGCGGCGTATTGCCTGGAGATTCCCATGACGCCGAACATCGCCGCATATCACGACTTCCTGCGCGGCAAGATCAAGCTGGCCGACTTCGGCGGATTCGAAGTTGAAGACAGCGATATCAATCCAATCCTCAAGCCCCACCAGCGGGCAATCGTCAAATGGGCGGTGCGCGGCGGCAATCGCGCCATGTTCGCGGCGTTCGGCTTGGGCAAGTCGGTCATGCAGATCGAGACGCTGCGCTTGGTTCACGAGCGCGCAGGCGGAAAGGTGCTGATCGTTTGCCCGCTTGGCGTTCGCCAGGAATTCCGCCGAGACGGCCTGATGCTTGGCGTTGAATTCAAGTTCATCCGCAGCGCCGACGAGTTCGAGGAAGGCCAGGACTTTTACCTGACCAACTATGAGTCTGTGCGTGATGGCAAGCTGGACCCGAACCTGTTCACCGCCGTCAGCCTTGACGAGGCGAGCGTGCTGCGCAGTTTCGGCAGTAAGACATATCAGACCTTCCTTGACCTGTTCAGCTCCGTCCGGTACCGGTTCGTCGCCACCGCCACGCCTAGTCCGAACCGCTACAAGGAACTGATCCACTACGCCGGCTTCCTCGGGATCATGGACACCGGCCAGGCCCTGACGCGGTTCTTCCAGCGCGACAGCACCAAGGCCAACAACCTGACGCTCTATCCGCATAAGGAGCGCGAGTTCTGGCTATGGCTGAATAGCTGGGCAATCTTCCTGCAGCGGCCTTCAGACCTCGGTTTCAGCGACGAAGGCTATGACCTGCCGCCGCTCGAAGTGGTTTTCCATGAAGTGCAGAGCGACCACAGCGCAGCCGGTGAAGAGAAGGACGGCCAAGCGCTGCTTTTCAAAAACGTCAGCCTCGGCGTCAGCCAGGCGAGCGGCGAGAAGCGCGACAGTCTGCCAGCGCGCGTCGAGAAGATGGCGCAAATCCTGCGCGACGATCCCGAAAGCCACTACATCCTCTGGCATGACCTTGAAGACGAGCGCCACGCTATCCAGAAAGCGGTACCGGAAGCGGTCAGCGTCTACGGCTCGCAAGACCTGGACGCGCGCGAACAGGCCATCGTCGATTTCAGCGACGGCAAGTTCAAGTACCTGTCCGCCAAGCCGGTCATAGCCGGCAGCGGCTGTAACTTCCAGCGCCATTGCCACAAGGCGATCTTTGTCGGCATTGGCTTCAAGTTCAACGATTTCATCCAGGCGATCCACCGCATCCAGCGCTTTCTACAGGCGCAGCCGGTGGAGATTCACATCATCCATTCCGAGGCCGAGCGCGAGGTTCTGCGCACCCTCATGGATAAGTGGCGCCAACATACGGAGATGGTGGAAACCATGACGGCAATCATCAAAGAGCACGGCCTTAATCACCTGAGCATGGCCGACATTCTGGCGCGCACCATCGGCGTTGAACGCCTGGAAGTGCGTGGCGAAAACTACCGCGTGGCGAACAACGACTGCGTTCTGGAGGCGCAGAGCATGGCGGAAAACTCCGTTGACCTTATCGTCACCAGCATTCCGTTCGCCAACCACTACGAGTACACGCCCAGCTACAACGACTTCGGGCACACCGAGAACAACAATCACTTTTGGCAGCAGATGGACTTCCTGACGCCTGAACTGAAGCGCGTGCTGAAGCCGGGGCGCATGTACTGCTGCCACGTCAAGGATCGCATTCTGTTCGGCAACGTGACCGGCGCAGGTGCACCGACCGTTTCCCCGTTCCACATGGAAGCCGCATTCCACGCCATGAAACACGGCTTCGACTACATGGGCATGATCACGGTCGTGACCGACGTAGTGCGCGAGAACAACCAGACCTACCGGCTCGGCTGGTCGGAGCAGTGCAAGGACGGCACGAAGATGGGTGTCGGCTCGCCTGAGTACATCTTGCTGCTGCGTAAGCCGCAGACAGACCGCTCCAAGGGCTATGCCGACGAGCCGGTGCGCAAGGATAAGTCCGACTACACCCGCGCACGCTGGCAGGTGGATGCGCACGCGTTCTGGCGCAGCAGCGGAAACCGGCAACTGACCGCCGACGAGCTGGCCACCCTTGGGCCGGACAAGCTGGCCAAGGCCTTCACCGAATACAGCCTGCAGAACGTCTACGACTACGAGTTCCACATCAAGATCGGCGAGGAACTGGAGGCTCGCGGCGCACTGCCGTCCACATTCATGAGCCTTGCGCCGGGCAGCCACGACAATGACGTGTGGCATGACGTGAACCGGATGATCACGCTCAACGGCAAGCAGACGCAGAAGGGTTTGCAAAACCACGTTTGCCCCCTGCAGATCGACATCGTTGACCGGCTGATCGAGCGATACAGCAATCCAGGCGAATTGGTGCACGACCCGTTTGGCGGCCTCATGACCGTCCCGTATCGCGCCGTGATGAAGGGCCGCAAGGGTAGCGCCAGCGAACTGAACACCGGCTACTTCTTTGACGGCGTGCAGTACCTGCAAGCGGCAGAAAAGGAGATGGCCATGCCCGACCTCTTCAGCGTGCTCGGTGACGAGGCCGCATGAACGCACCAACCTACTGCCGCACGGACGGCAAGCGGATCGGCCAATGCGCCTGTTTCCGCTGCCGCCCACCGGAGGCCCCATGCGACCCAAGACCCAAATCTGGCTGCACAAGCCGACCAACACCCGCCACTACATTGCCGGATCGAACGGTGCCGCGTTCCTGATGCAGGCGCTGAGCGGCTTCCGATGGGCATCCGAGGCGGAACTCTGCAATCACGAGATCTGGAGCAAGGTATGAACGACACACTGAAGGTAGCCGGCCGGATCGGCGCTGAGCTGGGGGCGGCGAAGGCTGAGGTGGAGCGGTTGCGCGAGCAGCTATCCGCAGTGACCGCCGAGCGGGATAGGCTGCTGGAAGAACTGGCGGCAACAAACCGGGGGATCAACGCAAAGCTTCCACGTCGCAAGTTTGCGGCTGTAGGGACAGGAGCGCTGTACGCCGAACAAAACTATTGCTACCGGAGAGGCTGGAAGGAAGGTGTGGCAGCTCTGCGCGCTCAAATACGTGCCGCCGCCATGGCTGCGAAGGAGGCGTGATATGGGCATCACAACGAAAACCATCACTATTTGCTGCTGTGATGTTTGCGGATCGGAGTGCGTGCCGGAAGACGGCGAGGTCCGGGTACAGGTAAACAGTGGAGACCGAGACGTTGGGCCAGCGCATATCCGTGGCGTCTTGGTGTTCGATCAGCCATACGGCTGCACAAGCGGCATTGTGTGTCGTCCGTGCAAGCTCAAGTGGCTGGCGGTTTATCTTGAGCGCGAAGCTAAGACCACCTGACCCCAAGTCAGGCACTCACCCCTAACCCCACCCAAACACACAGCCTGCCGGCGAGAGTCGGCGGGGAGGTAAGCATGAGCCTGTGGCAATCATTCAAGCGCCTGCCGGAGCAGGAACAGAAGCGCCAGTTTGAAATCCTCGCCAAGTCCGACATGCAGCGAATCCGCATGGAAGTCTGGATAGAGGAAGAAGGCGAGCGCACGAACGTATGCGTGAAGAACGTCCTCGGCAAGCGTTGCAGTTACTGCGGCTGCCGGGAATTGGAGGGGTGAGAGATGAAACTAAGCCTTGAGAAATGGGCGGAAGCGAACTTCGATCCGGTGCCTACGCTCAACACGCTGCGGCGATGGGCGCGGGAGGCGAAGATTTTCCCCGCCCCGGTGAAGCACGGGCGCAGCTATTATGTTGAGCCAGACGCACAGTACATCGAGCCAGGCACGCTTGCCGGGCGCATCGCGAGGGATCGACATGGCGCCAAGGCCGCGTAAGACCGGTTCGAAAGACCTGCCGCCGAACCTGTACCGCAAGACGGACAGCAGGAACGGCGTCACCTATTACAGCTATCGTGACCCGTCGTCAGGGAAGTGGTACGGGCTCGGCACTGATAAGGCGCAGGCCGTGCGTGAAGCTGTGCACGCCAACCATGCCGGCGCCAAGATGCAGCCGGCCCTGGTTGAGCGTATAGCAGCCGCGCCGGCCCGCAGGTTCTCGGAATGGATCGACGAGTACCGCAAGCTCTACGCAGAGCGCGACGTGTCCGACCGCAGCAAGGAAACCGTGCGCATGAGGCTGAACCGCCTCAGCGAAGCGTTGGGGCACCTCGACACGGCAAGCATCGGGACGTTTGAGATTGCCGCCTACCTGAAGACATTCACGGATGAAGGCAAGGCGCAGATGGCGAAGGCCATGCGGTCACTGCTGAGCGACCTGATGCGCGAGGCGATAGCGGCTGGATGGCGGAAGGACAACCCGGTCGAGGTGACACGGGCCGCGAAGGTGAAGGTCAAGCGCGAACGGCTGACCCTGGAACTATGGAAGGCGATCTACGCCGAGGCCAAGCAGCCATGGCTCAAGCGCGCGATGGAGCTTGCCGTGTTGACCGGCCAGCGCCGTGACGATATCGCCGCGATGCTGTTCAAGGATGTGTACGACGATCATCTGCACATCATCCAAGCGAAGACCGGCGCCAGGCTGCGGATCAGCACGAAGCTGCGCCTGGAATCGATCGGGCTCGAGCTTGGCGAGGTGGTTAAAGCTTGCCGGGATGCGGTAGTGTCCAAGCATCTTGTGCACCACAGCCGCACCGTGAGCCGCGCGACGCCAGGGATGCCGATTATGCTGGACACATTGACCAGCGCATTTGCAGCCGCACGGGACCGCGCCGGAATTGAGTTCGGAGCGAGCCCGCCGACCTTCCACGAGATGCGCTCACTGGCTGCCAGATTGCACGCCGCGGAAGGCCGAGATCCGCAATTGCTGCTCGGACACAAGTCGGCAGCGATGACCGCGCTCTACCGTGACAGCCGGGGCGCCGAGTGGATCGACGTGGCATAATCTAAACAGGAGACAAAATGGCTCGCCCAAGAATTCATGATCTGCCAACCAACCTATACGTTTCGAAAGGCGCTTACCGATACAAACTCTCTACCGGCCGAGAGGTTTACTTGGGGGCCGATAAAGAGCGCGCACTCCGTTACGCAGAGGCCGCCAATAAGAATCGGGTAGGCATCGTTACGCAGCTACACAAGCGAGCCATGAAGCTGATCGAGTCTCTGCCTGATGAGCAAGAGATTATCGCCCTGTCCCAGCGGTTCGCCATCCAGTGCGGTATTTACTTTTTGATCCATAAAGGGTCTGTCGTTTACGTTGGACAGTCGGAAAACTGTCATGCACGTATTGGCGACCACACCCGCGGCGAGTATTCAAAGATGTTTGATTCCTATCATGTGATCGAATGCCACAAATCCAACCTTCACAAAATGGAAGCCCTTTTTATTGCGAAGCTGAACCCGCGATTGAATATATCCAAGGGCGCTACGGACATCAGGTTCACGCGTGCTGAGATTGGTTAGTTTTTGGGATATATTGGCGGAAATTTGGGGATAGAATATTGCCCTGTAAAATCAGGCACTTACGCCTCC